TGCTTCCCGCATAGGGCGGCTCAGGTGATCGATCTGTCGGAGATAATCCAGCATGGCTCCACGCACTTTGTATCGAGCATAGGTGTCAAAGCTGGCTCCCCTGTCTCCGCGATACTTTAGAGAGGCGGTGAAAAGTCCGACCAATCCAGCTGCATGAAACTCCTCTGCTGTTCTGCTTGCTGGCATCCGGTCAGTCATTCGGGTAGCGATACCCCACAACCTTTTCTCCCATCCACCAGCCAAAAGCTCCTCTATTGTTCTCTGCTGCATTCAAGCATCTTACATATCCTCAAGCGAAAACGAGAAGCCTACGGAAATATCTCCAGTAGATGCAGCCATTTTTGCGCAGAAGATAATGTCAGTCAGCTCTTCAAACACAACAGGCACATCAAAGTGAAGCTCGTGGAAGCCAGAGATCTTTGTGAACTCTAGGTTGTTGCGCAAAGCTGGGAAAGGAGCAGAGTCAATCAGGATTCCCACACGGGAAGCGATGATTACGTTTGCATCCTGGGGGCTGTCAATGTTCAAGTACCCATCTTTGATGAGAATCCGCTTTCCTTTTGGAACAGTGTAAGCACCGATGTTTGTTTGAGCGCGTGCGAAATCGGTATCCAGGATGATTCCCCAGTCCTGAGTGCCAGCAGCATTCTCAATCGTAATCGTGTCTTCGTGAGAAGGTGTATCCAGATCTCCGTAAACACCACTACCAGTGACAAACGCGCGGAGGAGCCGAAGGAACTTTCTTGAAGTAGGCTGACTGGCTGAAGCACCAGCGGTAGCGACCTTATCAACAGCGAAAAATCCATCTTCGCCAATGCCGTGAAACTCAACCTCTGTGGCTCCAGAGCCAGCGGCAGTATCATTTGCATGTCCTCCGGCTTTCACGCGCAATGCCACAGCTCCACCGGGAGGGGGGCATCCGGAAAAGGTTGTTTAGGGACAAGACTTCGTAGCCAGATGAGCCTACTGCTTGATTTCTTCCAAACTTATGAACAGGGCGAGCGCCTGGAACACGACCGGAAGAAACTTCATGTCCATAATCAAGAGGCTTGGGGGTTTCAGTGAGAACCATGTGGCTTATACCCTATCACTCCCATCTGGCTAACGTACTAGTTAACGGTGTTAAGTTACCCGAAGATCATCCACACTAGAATGCCGACTGCAGCAACACCACAAAAGATTCCAGTGAAGAGCCACCACTGTAATCCTTTAGTTAGCTTTGGTGTACTGAATGGAAGGGGGTCAGGCAAAATCAAATGGGAGAGATTCAGGCGTTTGTTCCCCTCAAACTGAGCAAGAATCTCACCGGAAAACGCCCTGAAAAATGTCCTCTCTGCTTCCGTGTATGGCTCGGTCCTTGGGGGGTAAAGCCTTGAGATAGCTGCATCGTTTTCTTCCATCTGCTCATGCAGCCAAGTGCGCCGAGCCATGTGCAACTCCATTAGTTTTTCTTTCTTACCCATCACGTTGTTTCCTAAATCTTAGGTAGGTGGCAATCAGTCCTTCGCGCAGCGTTATGAACTCTTCATTTGACAACACCTTGCTATCGCAAACGGATGTTGCATGGAAGATGTTATTAGGCATCATCAATATCTGCCTCCGGTGAACGAAGAACCCTGTTGATTCCCCGTCCGGAGCGTAATGCTCGCACAGCATTTCAATCTTGCCGCGCCGCCGTTCGATCTCCTCTGGTGAAGGCCGCTTAACTTTGAAGTGCCAATCATCCATCCCGTTTCTCCAGCTGGGTTTTTGCAAACTGAAGCCATTTTATTAGTTCATCAATGCACTCTGTAGGAATATGCACGCACTTCCCCGGCGCATCTTTTCCCGGAAGAGGCACGCTTGTTATTTCTACACATTCAGACAGGATGTTGATTGAAGCCCCATATCCGTAAAAGGTTGGGTTAGCGATCAGGATTGGCGAAGTCCGTTCATGCATTGGCCATTCTTCAGGGAGTGGTGACATCAAAGCACTCCCCCATGCCAACCATTAGTAATCGCAGTAACGATCTCCTCCACTTGCTTCTTAACACGCAAAAGCCATAGCTCATGGTTATCAACACTCGTAGCACACTGATGCACAATGTCAGGCAGCGTGATTGACAGAAGGACCGGAGGAGAATCCGTCCAATCATCCGCATCGGTGTACTTCTGTAAAGCTACACGCAAAATGTAGGTTGTGCCTTGGTAATCGTGCGGACGTTGCTCTCTCCACTCCAACCTGATTACTTGCATTACTTTGATATCACGAGTCCTGCTGTAAGCGCAGAGCTGTGTAACAAAGTTTTTAACCAAGACAGTAACGAAACGGCTGGTCCCCACTAGGTCGAGGTCGTGACTCATTTGCCCAGCCTCGTAAGAATCTCAGTTAGTTTAGCTCGCTGATTACTCGACAAGAAAAACATTGAAGAGTCAAACCGTTCCGATTTCTCGTAAAGGTCTTCAACAAAATCCAGTTCCCAAGTAGTTAGCCCTGATGGAATGTCGAGCGCGGCTTGGATGTCTTGCACGTCTTGGTTTAGTTCACTCATGTTATCTTCCATGCAACGGTTACAACAGCGTAGCTCTCATACTTAAACATTTTTCCCGCGCTATTACGAACGGTAATAGCAGCGCCATCAACATCCCCATGCGACGATACTCTAATCTCTTTTAAGGCCGCGAGCTTCGGGCTGGTAGCTTCAACCGCTACTTCCGTGCTTTCGTCTATCGACACTTGGTAAATGGCCATTAGAACTCCTCCTGCCAGTTTGAATGGCACTCTGAACAAAAGTAAAAGTCTAACCGTAACTCCATAGAGCGATCATGGCCGAGATGCTTTGACCCGCATTCGCATTGCACTCTTGGATCGGATTCTCTCTGCCTCCTCTTTAATCTCCAATCGATCCACTTGGACCGTAGTACGGGAATCAAGATGGCGAGGAGGAGGAGGGCAACGAAGAGGATGTCTTCTAGTGTGAAAATGAACATTAGATTTTTATCAATCCTGAGTCAATCAAATGGTGGTCGATCAGAACTACGTCTGCATGTTTGCCACCGGAAAGTTGGAAGACAGGCGGACCCGTTACAGGATCACTCCCAAGGAAGACGGAAGCGCTGATGCTGTTTACTCGATGAGCCGTGATATTTTTATGCACGTCTTTCACCTGTATGCTGTTTGCATGTGCCACATACTCTTCCCAAACATTAAACATTCCTGCAGGCAGAATGAGTGCGACAGTTTTCCCTTCAAACGCAAGCGTTGCCGCTTTGCGAAACATCCCAGTAGTCCGGCCAGTGCAGCGGTAAGAATGCTCGGCAGCTTTTTGCACTGCCATGTATTGACGAAGACTTGTTTCGACCTTCTGCACAGTTAGCTTTGCTTTATCTAGCTCTTTAAGGATCTGTTGAAGTGGTGTAAGCATTACAGAATCTCCAAAAGAGTGCTGGTTACTTCCTGAGAGTTGACCATCACGTAGCCTTCCATCCAAGGAATGATTACGACCTTCAGACCGAAGATGCGATGTGCTTTCTTATTCCCTATCTGCATTTGCACAGTGCCATCAATCACTCCCATGTATTCGTCGTGAACACGCGGCCCCATGAGAAGAACGTCTACCTTTGCACTATAGAGCGCTTCTAAATCGTCTAAGCCAAGGGGGAGATCATCGATCAGACTCTTACCGTTAAACCTAGAAGTGTGGTAAGCATTAGTGCGTTCCTCAAGGGAAGCGGGAGTCTTCGTGTTACGAAGCAACCATCGTGCAGCTTTAACCAGCCAGGAGTCACCGATGATACGCGAGACATCTAACGGTATAGCACGCATAGCGTACTCTACGTTGATGTGGACTTGTTGAGCTTTGTGGTGCATCACTGGAAGTCCCTATGCTTAATCTTCGTGATGACCCGATCACCAAACTGGTTAAGCAGTTCAATGTTATGTGGTCGTGCAATAAGCCCTTCAGCAGTGAAATCGCCAAACTGGCTTTTGAAACCTTGTCTTACAAAATCAAGGCCATACGCAAGAGAACCAGTCCCGATTTTAGGAGCAGTATTCACATCCAAATAAGCAGCAGTATGGCCAACATCACTCTGTAAATGCCATGCACCATTTGCTGCACGGATGTCAAACAGAATGAAAGTTTGCCCTTTGCCATCCGGCATGTAGCTTCCTCCTTTCTGGATTCCAGCACCAACGCCTTCACCATAAAGAGTATCACCAACCTGTAAAAACTCACCTTTGCTAACAGGGAACATCTCAATCAGAGCGTTCATCAAACCTGCAGGAATCTGTGCGTTGTTGGTACGACCACCAAAGATGAACTTCTCGCCATCCCAGTGTACGCGGATGTTGGTTCCGTCCAGCTTCTCAGCGAACTGCCAGTTGTTTTCAGCAAGGAACTTAAACGCTGGATCAGAGTATTCCCCTATGAGGAAAGTCTTGTGATTGTTTTTCGGATCTCTCTTGAAGATCGACTGAATCTTGTGGTAGGTGTGGTTCATGCTGACAGACTACCTTATCTTTCCGGCCTGTCAAATAGAATAAGTGGCAGGGGTAGAAGGACTCGAACCTACAACTCTCAGAATCAAAGTCTGATGCTCTACCATTGAGCTATACCCCTAAAAATAGGAGCCACGGCCTACCCGTAGCCCCCGAAACGCATTCATCTTGGTTAACTTATCTTCCGGTAGCAGAAGATCTTAGATGGAGTAGTTCCCTGGTTCCCCGTCCCGGACTTGAACCGGGATTGCCACCAGCCTTTACCCCATAGTTGATTACAGGGCGGTTCCGGAGGTGTGCTACCAATTGCACCAACAGGGATTACAGGAAAATGAGAAGTGCGAAACGTGTACGTTGAGCTTTTGGGTCAGGGAGTCGAACCCAAGGCCACCAAGCCACCCGCTTAACCTCTCCGCACTTCTCTAGTACACCGTACATGATGACAGACTAGAATCTCTGTCCAGGATTGTCAAGAGCGACCTCCAAGGTTTTAGAAACCAGAGTACGCATATCACTAAGGTGCGCTTGCAGTGCCGAGCGTTCTCCATCAGTAGAAAACTCATGCGTGCGCCGGATGCCTGCTGCATGAAGTTCGTCCATGAGGCGTTGCGCATCGCTATCACTCATAATGAGGGATGCACCTGCAGCTAATGCCCCTGGTGCTACTTCAACCATTTCAGGATTCTCCATGCCTGCATCGAAACGAAGAAGCTTAGTGTTGCCTTCATCAATGTTTAGGGCGAACACCAAAACGCTGATGCCTTGGTGTTCAATGGTGCGTTGTACGGCGATGAATCATCCTTCTCCCTCCGTCATCGTCATGCCCCAACGGACTAGGCTCTCGCGTGTTCGACGTAAGTGAACTGCAGTAACTTTGTCTTGTTCAATGTCATGTAACTCTGCAGCAAGTACCGGAAGATCCTCTTCGCAAAAAGTTCCTAGTTTAACTAGATCTATAGACGTAGCTTTACGGGAGGCGCTATACATTTCTTTCGCTTCCTCTAACTCTGTCTGTAGGTTTGCAATCACCACATCTTTTTGATTATTGGCTTCCATCAGCCCAGCAGTATGTAAATCCTCTTGGCGTTTCCATTCCGTTGCGGTGATGGCATAAACGTGATCCATTACATTCTTTCGGATCTCAAGTGAAAGGCCGCGACCTCCAAAGGGGACATCATTTCCTACTTGGTGTCCGCGAGTCCGCAAGATGTCGAGCCTTACGAGTCGCATTCCCCAAAGAAAGCAACCAGCTGAACAAGCTACCAGGATGGCTAAAAAAACTAGAACTGTGGTTTGTGTCATGGTGGCTGACGTTACTCGACTTCCAGCAGATTGTCTAGTCTGTTTCCTGTTTATCTTTACTATCTACCCTGGACCTCACGGCCTAACTTAACACTGTTATTCGCTCCGCTGCAGTTTCCCCCCTTAGGTATACTTTAGGTTTGCTTCATTTCTCCTTTCTCGGTTTCCTCCCTAAAAAATGCCTTCTTGGTTTTGAAGGTTTTTCAGAAAGGAATACGGAACATGTGTTCTCGTCCTCCTCGTCTGACAATCCCCCTGAGTACCCCTACCCCGCCGAAGCAAAGCAGTTAACTCAGGCGTGTAAGAACAAGCGTGTTCTTCAGCCAACGAACCCCTTTGCACGATCTTGCTCAGGTGGCCCCCGGATCCATCATCGGCATTACCCGCGTGTATCCGCTACAGGACATAAATACGTTTCTTCTCATAGGTAAAAGGTTTGCGCAGATTCTCTACCGTGACTGCTTCAGTTAGATAAAACATCTGCATAGCATTCTTGCGCTCTAGAGTATTTCGCGCTATGCTCCCGCCCATGCAAACCACTCACACCATTTCGCTGGAACGTCTGACTGAGTTAGTCATGGCGCATGTCCGTCGTCTTGCCGAAGCTCTTAGCCTTAGCACCTCTGTCTCAGCATTCGTGCATGACAACAACACGATGCCAGCTGAGTTTTGGAAAGCGTTGACTGCTGCTGCAGTCCGTAGCCAGACCAGCGCTGATATTGCAAAACCGTACAATGCGGTTTATCAGTGTCTCCAGCATAATGCAGTTGAGTCTCCTTGGAGTCGTCCGTGGGAAGCATTGAACAGCGATGAGAAAGTGTTGATCCATGCTGCTGTTGGTGTGGTTGCTACGAATGGTTTACTTCTAAGCGGAGATGAACGCTCGCTTGCTCAATCCTATGAGATTTGTGCGCCAACTCCATCTGTCGTTTCTGGTGGGGAGCATGTACCTGAGCAAGATCGTGCAGTAATGGATCGCGGCGGCGCTGCTACCGGACTTGTTGCAAGCCCTGAACTTGGTGCAGCTCGTATGCGCTTGAATAAGATGGAAAGCCGTCGTGAGCATTTGAATCGAATGTTGATGACCAGTATTGCCTCTGGCGAACGTCAAGGCTATGAAGCGGAGAAGCGTGATCTCTTGCATAGCATTGGCAAACTTTCTGAAGAGGTTGGACGGATGGAAGCACAGCCTGACCATTCGCAGCATCGTGATGGTCCCGCTGCAGGCCAAGGCCCAACAGATGCACCTCCTGTCGATGGTGAGACTGAAGCACCAGATGCACCCCCTGTTGATGAGAATGCTGAAGCACGCCAAGCACTTGTTGACAAGATGGACAACCTCAAAACTCAAATCGTCAGTGATGACATCAGCCCTGAATATGCTGAAGAGTTACGTGTAGAGTTGGGGAATCTTCAGATCGAGTTGGCAGATCTTGACGGTGTGCCAGATAGTATTTTGGCGCAGAAGATTGCAGCACTCATCGTTGAGGTTGAAGAGTTGAAAGAGATTCTTGAAGCCGATGATCTCAACAAAGATGAACGTGAGTCTTACATCAACGATCTATCTGTGGCAGAGGCAAAGCTCGCTGAGCTGAAAGGCGAGCCGGTGGCTGATTCGGTAGCTGAACGCACTACTGAATAAGTACGACGACTTGTGGTTTCTGGGGATCTACTTCGGTAGGTCTCCAGTTTTTTATTTGACAGGGAGAATAGATAAGTTAGTCTGTCCACCATGTCAGTAAAACAACGAGGAAACCCCTGGACGGTATCCGTCAATCGTGAGGGGAATCGCTACCGGAAGGGTGGCTTCGATACAAAGAAAGATGCGCTCACTTGGGAGCAGACTATTAACCGTATGCTCGACCGTGGCCTTACACCAGACGTGGATGCAATCCGTATTGGTGTTCCAACCACGCTTAGCCAGCTGCAGATAATGACGGAGAAGACCGTATGGCGTGGGCAGAAAGGAGAGCGCACTGCTGTTACAAACAGTTTGCATGTTGTCCGCATCCTGGGGGATAACTTCTCTGTTGCTGATTTGGATACTCCGGTCATTATAGGTTTAACTGCTGCGCTTCGTTCTGAAGGATTAGACAATGGAACGGTCAACCGTAAGCTGGCTGCGCTTAGCCGGATGATTACTTTGGCGTTGGACACTGGAGCGCTAAACCGTCGCCCAAAGATTACTCGCCTCAAAGAGAAGGAAGGGCGCTTGCGTTTTCTTTCCACTTCGGAAGAGAAGGAAATGCTTTATACCTTATTCAAGTTGGATAATGACATTGGAGATTTATGTCAGTTCTTGCTTGAGACTGGATGCCGTTCCGGTGAAGCCTTAAAACTTCGTTGGTCAGACGTGCTTAAAGATAGCATCGTGTTGAAGAAAACGAAGTCTGGAAAACCCCGCACTGTTCCTATGACGGTGAATGCTTCTGCTGTTCTGCGTCGCCGGAAGAAGAGAAGCCCGAATGTTGGTCCTTTCAACTTGGTAATCCAGTCCCGTCTTAATGCTGTGTGGAACACGGCAAAGGCGTGCCATGACTGGGCAAAGGATGATGTGGAGGTTGTACCGCACTGCTTGCGTCACACTTGCGCTTCCCGTTTAGCAATGGCAGATGTTCACTTGATTCGCATAATGCGTTGGATGGGACATAGTTCAATCACGCAGACGATGCGTTACGCTCACCTTGCTCCACAGGAACTTGAAACTGCACGCGAGCAACTAGAACACTTTAAGCCGGAGTAGTCATGCCACTTCTTAGGGAGACAGCTACTCACGAGTGGCACGCGGTACAGTGTGCGAAATGCACAACGAAGATGGAGATTCGGATTAAGGCTGGATCTCTCTCCACGAGCAAACAGTTCAATGCCGCGCATGAGTTTGTGTGCAAAGACTGCAGGGAAACGAAACCTACACAACACCTAGTCCATTCGATTTTTGGCACTTGATGAAGAAACAATCCAGGGACTAACCCGCAACCGCTATTGGTCCGCTGTTCATCGTGCGCGAGCAGATGGGAAAGAAACTAATACGCTTGCTGGGCGGTTCCTTCTTTCTCATACAGTTGCATCACTCTCTGAAGTGATTACGCTTTGGTGTGAGAAGGCATGTAAAGGTGCTGGGCGAAAGCATGGCTGCTTACCTCAGATGCGTTTACTTGAGCCTTCAATCGCGGCTTTAATCGTTTCCAAGATTGTGCTGGACGGTGTAGCGACAGTCCGATCCCGCACAGAGATTGCAACAGAAGTTGGTCGCCGCATGGAGGATGAATACCGTTTCCGGTTACTAAAGAAACATAAGCCGAAATACTGGAAGACCATTCTTCGGGATCGTCGTCACGCAAACGAGGCGCACCTTACGAAGATCCTCACTACACTTTGTCTGAAGGAAGCGGGAGCAATCTCTTACAAATCGTGGAGTAAAGTACAACGCGCTCGTGTAGGTCTCCTTCTTATTGAGCTGCTTATTTCTTCAACTGGTTTGGTGGAGATGGAGCGCCGCCCAAAAACACGAGGCAAGAAAATCAGGATGCAGTCCTTTTTGGTTCCTGCTGAAGATACTTTAGATTGGCTAGAGAAGTCTCACGAGCATCACCAAGCCCTTGCTCCCTTCTACCTACCGATGACAACTCCTCCTCTGGATTGGTCGGATACGGATCGTGGTGGTTATGAAGGTGATGTGATTAGCCGTTATCCCCTAGTCCGGTTGCGGCACGCAGACAACGACAAGTTGCTTGATGAAGATATGCCTATGGTGTATGACGCTGTGAACACATTGCAGAAAACAGGGTGGAGAGTAAATCGAAAAGTATACGACGTGTTTCTTCAGCTTTGGGAAGAAGGGGGTGGAGGAGTTTTACCTAGCCGCAACTCTGAACCATTGCCGGAGAAGCCAGAAGACATTGGCACAAATGAATCAGCTTTAGCAGACTGGAAGAGACAGGCTGCTCCTATCCATGAACGAAATGGAGTCGTCAAGGCTCAGCGTTTGCGGACTCTCAAAATGGCATTTGTCGCCAAAGAGGTATCAGAGAATGAAAAAATCTACTTCCCTTACCAGCTCGACTTCAGAGGAAGAGCGTACTGCGTCCCTCAGTTCTTCAACCCACAAGGACCAGACCTTGCACGCGGTTTACTTGAGTTCTCCGATGGCCACATTGCGACCGACAGCCGCTATCTCTTTCACTGGGCCGCCAACTGTTTCGGAGTCAAAGGAACTTTTACTGAGAGGGAAGCATGGGTGGAATCGAACATGGCACAGATTCTTGCTGTGGTGCGCGACCCTTTGGAACAGCGATTCTGGGTTGAAGCTGATGATGCTTGGCAGTTTCTTGCTTGTTGTTTTGCTATCGATGATTTTCGGAATGCACGTCCTTTACACCTACCTGTTCACATCGACGGCACTAACAATGGTCTTCAGATTTACGCGCTGATTCTTGGGGATGAACGCTTAGCAAAGATGACTGGATGCACTCGTTCAGATGTTCCAGCCGATGCGTACATGTCAGCGTTTGCACATCTCCAAGATAAGTTATCCACGATGGGGGAACGCATGGCTGATAGATGGTTAGTGTTCTTCCAAGGAATCGGACCAAAGAAGTGTCGCACGCTTATGAAGCGACCATTGATGACTTTAGCTTTTGGCCTCACGAGCTGGGCATTGCGCGATCAGTTGGATAAATGGTTCAATGATTTGTGCCGAGATGATGCAGCAGATCCTTGGGATATGTCTATTCGCCGTGATGCTTTGGATTTGCTTAGTGAAGCAGTTTGGCAAGTCATCCAACGGTATGCGGGAAAAGCTCTTGGTGCAATGGACTGGTTGCAAGAGGTGTCGCAAGCAGCACTGGAAACATCAGCAGTGTTATCTTGGAAATCACCTTCTGGTTTTCGTGTTATTCAAGATTACAGAAAACGAGAGAAGAGACAAATCCAGCTTGTACTTGGTGAGTGCGTGCGGAACATGACACTGCGTTTAGATAATGATGAGCCGAGTTGGCTCGACCATAAGAAAGCTGTCTGCCCAAACTTTGTTCATAGTCTAGACGCTGCTGCTTTGATGGAAACGGTGTGCAGAATGAGTGCGTTGGGTTGCACGTCATTCGCTGCTGTGCATGACAGCTATGCAGTTCATCCTCATTTGGTTGGCCACCTGCACGCAGAGGTTAGGCAGGCGTTTCATGGTCTAGCATTAACCAACCCTCTAAAAAGTTTCCAGGAGGAGGTGCTTGAACTTGCCCCTGGTGCTGATAGAGTGCCTTGTCTGCTTCCGAAAGGGGCATACCAATCGAGTGAGCTGCAAACTGCCGCCTACTTTTTTCATTAAAACAAAAAGAAAACGTAAAGATGTCACAACTGATTCTAAAGGATAAGCCGACGAAAAAAGGTCCACGCACCTACGTCACAACTGGAGTTGGCAAAGCCAGCTACCCTCGTCTGGATAAGCCAGATGACAAGTACAAAGCGGACGGCGAGTACAAGTGTGGAATCGTCGTTGAGAAAAAGGAGCCTTGGGCGAAACAACTCATCAAACATATTGATGAGATGCACGCTGAGAATATCAAAACCCAGAAGAAACTTCTGAAAAAGAAGAAGGTTGATATCTGCAATGATCTTCCTTACCGGGATGTCTTTGAAAAGACTACTGATGATGACGGGGATGAAGTCTTGGTCCCTACTTCTCTTGTTGAGTTCCGCTTCAAGATGGATGCGGTTGTCCGCCCGAAAGGAAAGAAAGCCTGGACGCAGAAGCCAAATGTTTTTGATGCGAAACAGAAGCCTGTTACTGCCAAAGTTGGCGGAGGCTCTTCTGTTCGCGTAGCTGGTGAACTGTTCCCGTTTTACAACGATGCACTTGGCTGTGGTTTGTCCATGCGTCTAAGCGCTGTTCAAGTTCTTGAGCTGGTTGAATACGGTGCAAGCGCTGAGACTTACGGTTTCGCTGAAGAGGATGGTTTCGATGGGAGCCAAGGTGGCCGGACTTCTGATGAGTTTGAAAACGGCGAAGGTGGTCCGGGTGATGACTCTAAAGACGGAGGAAGCGGCGACGACTTCTAACGATGGAGTTTACTCTTCCCTTCCCGATTTCTGAGAATAAGTACCGTCGTGCGTGGCCAGTTTTACTTGGCTTCGGCAAGAAAGGTTCACTCAAATGCCCATGTGGGCGTGCGTGGACTGCGCGGCAAATAATCAGTCGGGAAGGGAAGCAGTACAAACAGGATGTAGTGGATGCGATTAGGCGTATGGATAACCCTCCAAGGTTCACCGTCCCTGTCAAGGTCCGCTACATCTTCCACCGCCATGACCGCCGGGGATACGACATTGGTAACTTCATCAAAGCACTTGATGATGGACTGGAAGAAGCCAAAGTATTTACGGACGATCGCTTGATTGATGATGAGCATTTGATTCGTGGAGAAGTCCGCCCAAAGAAAGGGTGTGTGCGGGTCTTTATCGAAGCCTTGTAACCACAATGAAAACTACCGACGAACATTCTAGTGAGCTGAAAGAAGCTCACCGACCTTGCACCACTTGTGGATCAAGTGATGCCGAATGCCTTTATGATGACGGGCATACTTACTGCTTTTCTTGCGGTGTGAATATACCTGGAGATGGGGAGGCGGCTGTCGTTGAGAAAGAAGACGAAGCCGCTCCACCAGAGCCGACTAAAGGCGAGTTTGTTCGCATGTCTGCAAAGGATCTAGGGAAGCGAAAACTGAAAAAAGCCACCCTGGAAAAGCTGGGCTATGGTGTTGGCAAGTTCTCTAACAAGGCAGTTCAGGTTGCGGCTTACACAGATTCACAAGGAACACTTACCGGACAGAAGATTCGCTTCGCAAATAAGGAGTTCCTTTGGCTTGCAGATAAGACAAAAGAAATCACTCTGTTTGGGCAGCACGCTTGGCGGGAAGGAGGCGAGACAGTCATCGTCACAGAAGGGGAGATCGATGCACTTAGCCTTGCACAAGTCCTCAGCTTAAAGACTCCTGTTGTTTCGATTCGTCGTGGCAGTAAAGGTGCGCGAAAGGATCTTGAAGAAAACTTTGAATGGCTTGATTCTTTCAAAAATATCGTTCTGTGTTTTGACATGGATGATCCTGGGCGTGAAGCCATGTTCGAGTGTGCTGACTTGTTCAGCCCAAACAAATGTTTCATAGCGCAGCTCCCACTTAAAGATGCGAGCGATATGCTTGTTGAGGGTCGAGAGAAAGAGCTGATTGATTCGGTTATGACGGCAAAGCCATACCGTCCTGATGGTTTAGTTTCCGGAGAAGTTGTCTGGAATGAGATTATCAAAGAAGATAATGTCCCCCATCTGGAGTACCCTTGGTCCGGTCTGCAGGAAAGTACCCGTGGAATCCGTGGAGGCGAAATCGTTACTTGGTGCGCTGGTTCCGGCATTGGCAAGAGCGCTGTTTGTAAAGAGATTGCTGTGTGGATTCGCTCTCATGGTGAGAAGATTGGCTATATCGCTCTGGAGGAATCAGTCAAGCGAACTGCCATTGGTTTGATAGGTATCGTTATGGATAAGCCGCTTTGGCTATATCTGGAAGAAGAGATGCCCGAAGAGAAAGATCTTCGCAGTGCGTTTGATGAAGTGATTGGTGGTGATGGTGTAACTTTCTACGACCACTTTGGTTCAACAGAAGGGGAGACGCTTTTGGCAAAAATCCGCTACATGGCGAAAGCCTGTGGAATCAAATACATTTTCCTTGACCACTTGAGCATTGTTGTTTCAGGAATGACTGAAGGGGATGAACGCCGCCGCATCGATAACTTGATGACCAGTCTTCGCTCATTGGTTGCTGAAACTAACTGCTCACTGCATGTAGTAAGCCACTTGAAGCGACCGGAAGGCAAGGGGCATGAAGATGGCGCACGTACTTCGCTTGCGCAGTTACGCGGCTCTGCTGGCATTGCTCAGCTGTCTGATATCGTCATTGGACTAGAGCGCGACCAGCAAGATCCAGAGACGCGAGAAGTTACAACTATTCGCGTCCTTAAAAATCGATTCACTGGTGTTTGTGGTTTAGCAGGTGCATTGCGTTACTCTGCTCTAACTGGTCGTCTGAAAGAAGTTGATAGCTTTGATGAGATGAGTGGCCGTGGTGATGGAAATCCGATGGATAGTTCTGATGATAAAGGAGCAGGCGATGAGTTTTAAGGCATACATCGTTGACATTGAAACTAACGGACTCCTTCCGCCCCAGCTGGAGAAAACAATCGTTAGCGAGATTCACTGCATTGTTTTACGCAATCAGAAGGGCGTAACAAAGGTTTTCATTGACCCGGCTAAAGCCAAGCAAGCTAAGTGGAAAGCAGATGGCACTCTTGAAGATGCTGCAAATATCTGCGCTGCAGCCGATGTTCTGATTGGCCATAACGCGCAAGAGTTTGACATCGGAATCCTGTTGAAGTTCTTTCCTAATAACATGCGTGAGTGGAAAGATTGTTGGACTAGGAAGAAGCACGGGAAACTTGTGCGTGATACGCAAATCATGGCACGTCTCATTTGGCCTGATATTAAGCCCTACGACTTTGCGTTGAAAGGTAAGCTACCAGGGCGACTTAAAGGGGCGCATAGTCTGGAGGCATGGGGCTACCGTCTTGGTGAGAAAAAAGGAGAGTATGGAAAGCAAACTGATTGGAGCCAGATCGATCACGAGATGGTTTCATATTGTGTGCAAGATGTCGCTGTCACCGCGAAGCTGTTTCGCCGTTTAACTGGGCGGCTAAAGACATGGCCGAATGGTGGTGTAATCGCAGAACGTCTTGAACATGAGTTTGCTGAGTGCATCTCAGAGCAGATGCGGAATGGCGTGCATTACGACCGTGTGGCGCACGACAAACTTTACAAAAAGATCTGCACTGAGCGGGATAAGCAGCGTGAGTTCATTCGTACCTCTTGCCCCCCTTGGGAAGAGCAGCTTAAAACCAAAGTTAAAATCACACCATTCAACCCAAATAGCCGGATGCAGATGGAGAAGTTTCTGCGTCAGCGCTATGACTGGGTTCCACAAGAAAACGAGATGACTCCAACAGGGCGTGCAGAAATGAATGAAGCTGTGCTGTCTCACCCAAGGATGTCGGAGTACAAGGAGGCAGAGTGGTTCCATCGTTACCTGTACCTACAATCGCGTGCAGCTGAGATTGAAGAAGGCAAGCAGTCCTATCTCAAGCACTACAACGAAGACACTGGCTGTGTTCATGGTTACGTGAATCATAACGGTGCAGTTACAAGTCGATGTACGCACAGCAAACCTAACAAGGCGAATGTGGTTGCGATTGACAAAGAGTACGGTCCTGAAACTCGCGCACTGTTTTGCACTCCTGGAGCTGACTGGCATTTCCTTGGTTGGGATGCAAAAGGAATCGAGTTCCGTGGTCTAGCTCATTACACTGTTCCTTACGATGATGGAGAACTAATCGACATCGTTTTGAATGGCGATATTCACTGGAAGAATACGCAAGCGCTTCTACATGTGCTTGGACATCCAGAGTTTATTGGAGCAGTCTACGACTCAACAAACAAAACTATGGTGGAGTGTCGAGACTTCGCCAAGACGTTTATCTACGGCTACATGTACGGTGCGCGTGATCCAAGATTAGGCAGCATCATCCAACCAAAGGCTAGTGAACGTAAGCGGAGATCAATCGGAAAATCTCTTCGCAGTGTATTTGAGAAAAATATACCAGCACTACCTCTCCTTCAGGCAGACATCATTGAAGAAGCTAGGAAGAATCATAAAAAGATTGTTGGCCTAGATGGCCGTATGCTCGACATTCGTTCAGACCATAGTGCGCTGAACACAAAGTTACAGGGCTTCGGTGCAATCGTGATTAAGCAGGCATCTGTTCTTGTTCGGGAATGGGCAGGTGAGCGTTGGACCTACGGCAAAGATTTTGCACAAGTGCTTCATGTTCACGACGAAGCGCAATCGCAAGTGAAGATTGCCATCGCTGAAGAGTATGCGCAACTTGCATGTAAAGCTGTCGAAGAGACAGGAAAAATGTTCGGTGTTCTTTGCCCTCTTGGGGCAGACACTAAAATCGGAACCAACTGGGCGGAGACCCATTAACAATGTTTGAAAAGACTGACAGAGTTCTTTTGCTTGATGGCGACGTGTTCGCCTTTCGCTACTGCGCAGCAAGTGAAGAAGAGATTGACTGGGAAGATGATTTCTGGACACTTCATACAAATCTAGGACAAGCGAAAGCACGTATCCTAGATTCGGTTGCAGAGTGCATGGAGATTGCTGGCTGTAACAAGATGGTTTGGGCATTCTCTGCACCGGGTAACTGGAGGAAGCAAGTGATGTCTTCATACAAAAGCAATCGTAAAGGTAAGCGGAAGCCACTCGGCTACGTTGCTGTGTGTGAGTTTTTTGCACAGTTCTTCCCTTCGTTTGTTTGGCCAACATTAGAAGCTGATGATGTCCTTGGTGTTCTGATGACGGAGCCAAAAGATGTAAAGCGTCCGCTTGTTACTGGTGAGCGGTTTGTTTGTTGCTCCATTGATAAAGACATGCGGACTATTCCAGGGCTGCATCTCAATCCACAGAAACTTGAAGAAGGTGTTGTGGAAGTGACAGAAGAGGAAGCAGATTTTGCACACCTAAAACAAGCCTTGATGGGGGATTCAACTGATGGCTATTCTGGTTGTCCTGGTGTGGGGCCAGTAAAAGCAGAGAAGCTGCTAAGCGAGAATGTAAGCTGGGAGACTGTTCTGAAATCTTACAAAGCAGCTGGGCTTGGCGAAAAGGTTGCGTTGCAAAACGCGCGAGTAGCCCGTATCCTCCGCTATGGTGAGTACATGCCAAGGAAACGGGAGGTAAAGCTATGGACCCCATGAGAGATGAAAACGGAAGGACTGTTTACGAGACTTTGCGCGGACAAGTTGGGGCGGATTCAGATGGTCCTGCCCCTGACGATATGCCAACAGCTGTTGGTGTAGAACCAACTACTGAGGCGGATGCAGCATTTCCTGGATGCTCTGAAGCGCTCATCCGCCACTTAGCTCATCAGTTCCCAAATAGATGTCCTGGACTTGAAGACCCAGACCGCGTAATCTGGGCGAGTTCTGGTGCTGCTTTTGTAGTCACCTACCTTCGTCAAGCCTTAACCGTCTACCAAGAAGAGCATAAATAAGCCATGTGTCTAAGCGCTCCTGATGTGCCGGATCTCCCTGAGCCACCTCCGCCACCTCCGCCACCTCCTGCACCAACTGCAACTACTCCTCCAAGGAGATCTGCAGCAGCAAGGGAGCGCAGTCGTTCAACTTCACTTGGTACGGGCCAGTTTCGTATTCCTTTAGGGCAAGTGAACTTGCCTACTTGAAATGGAACATCCGCTTAAACACACGTTCAGCGCTAAGTCTAGATATGACATGGCTGCTAAGGAGCGTCAACCGATCTTAGATCGGGCAAGGGATGCCGCGCTGTTGACTCAACCCTCTCTTCTACCTCCGGAGAGTTGGACAATATCGCAGCGGCTCCCGACCCCTTTTCAAAGCATTGGTGCAAGAGGACTGAATAACATTTCAGCGAAGCTCGGCCTTACCTTGCTTCCTGCAAATACTTCTTTTGTCAAGCTAGAGCTGGACACGTTTCAAGCGGAAAATGTTGGAGTAGACGAAACACAAAAGAAGCAGATTGAAGGTAACTTACAAAAAGTAGAGAAAGCCTTAGTCAATGAACTGGAAGTTGGCGGATATCGCATCGTTGGTTATGAAGGAATCAATCACGCTGTCTTTGGTGGCAACGCACTGTTTGAGTCTACTGATGATGAGCGGAAACCTCTCCGCTTTTTCCGTCTCGACCAATACATCATCGTGCGTGATGCGTTAGGAAATCTCGACCTCATCATCATTGAGGAGAAGATTAGTCCAGCCAACATTCCGGAGGATTTGCACGAGTTACTTAAACGCAGTGAAGAGACAAAAACGCTGTTTGAGGCAGGAAAGGACATTTGGCTTCACACAGTTATTGAACGAGTCTCTGACACTGAGTTTGAATCGTGGCAATAATATGCTGGAGTTATGGATCCTGAATCTGTTTCGGTTCACGCAGAAGAAACTCTCCCGTGGTTCCACACGCGCTGGAAGCATGTCAGTGGCTCTGCTTACGGCACTGGGTATGTTGAAGAATACTTAGGTGACTTGACCAGCCTTGAGGGCTTGTCGCAAGCAGTCGTGGAAGGCTCTGCAGCTATTGCTCGCATTCTCTTCCTTACCAATCCTAACGGAATGACTAAACCGCGCATTCTTGAAGAAGCACCTAACGGTGCAGTGCGGACTGGTCGTGCAGAAGACATCACAGTAATGCAAGCGGACAAGGCAGCAGATTTGGCTGTTGCTCAGTCAACCATTCGGGATATTCGTGACCGACTTGGTTTTGCTTTCTTGCTTAACAGTTCTGTTGCGCGTGATGCTGAACGAGTCACTGCAGAGGAGATCCGCTTTATTGCGCAGGAGCTAGACGACCAACTTGGAGGAGCGCACGCGATGCTGGGACAAGAGTTCCAACGTCCGTTAGCCATGCGTCTAATCGATAAGCTACAGGCACAAGGCCGCATTCCAAAAGTTAGCTCAAAGGCGATTCAAATGAAGGTCGTTACCGGAGTGGAAGCACTCGGAAGAGCGCACGAGCTTAATCGAATCCGCACTTTCATCAGTCTTGTTACAGAAGCATTCGGCCCAGAAGTGGCACACGAATACTTGAAGACTGAAGACCTCATCCAGCGCATTGCAAACATGTCACAGCTGGATGAACCAAACACGGCGCTACGTACGGAAGAAGAGCGAAATCAAATCAGCCGAACTGCTCAGGTAATGCAACTTGTAGAGCAGCTTGGCCCTAACGCTGTCAATGTCTTGGGCCAACTGGTCCAGCAGCAGCAAAACACAAACCCGGCGCAACCAACAGCGCCACAACCTCAGCAGTAAAACATGGGTGATTTTCAACGAGTGCAGCATTCTGGTGATGCAGCCCCTCCCGCTGATCCTTCCGGGGATCAGTCTCCTCCAGCCGATCCGACCGCTTTACCAGATGGCGATCCACCTGTTATTGATGCCCCTGCTGGTTCGCAGGATGGCTCACAACTTCCTACGGAAGATCCGCAAACTCCTGAAGAGAAAGCAGCAGCGTGGGATCGTCACGTAGCTGGGCAAAATGCAGATGAAGGGGGTGACGGCAATGATCCTCCCGCTGCGGGAGAGAACGATTACTCTGCAGCACTTGCAGAAGTTCCAGAGAATCTTCGTCCATTCGTTGATAAGTTTACGAAAGGCGAGGAGATCACTCAGGAAGATTACGCTACGCTGGAAGCAGAAGGCTTCTCTAAGTCGATGGCTGATTCCTGGATGGCAGGGCAGAATGCTCTTGCTGCGCAGCGAGTCTCGTTCATTCACGAACAAGCCGGAGGCGAGACTAACTATCAGAAGATGGCAGAGTGGACCATTACGGGGCTGACTAAAGAAGAACGCGCAAGCTACAACACGGCGATTAAAGTCCAAGATCAAAAAGCTGTGAAGACCGCTGTAAGCGGCATGTGGGCGCGATACTTGCAAGCTAATCCCACACCAGGACGGCGCAACAAAGGTGGCCATCGTCCTCCTGCTGCGCCTTCCGTTACGCCTTACGCATCCTCTGCTGAAATGACGAAAGCAATGGGTGATCCGCGTTACCAAACTGATCCTGCTTACCGTGATGAAGTCGCTCGCAAGGTCAACGTCTCTACGTTCTAACTAACATGAAACTACACTTACACTTACTTCTTTTGGCGGTCATGCCATTTCTCTTTTCCTGCAGCACTGTCGAGCAAATGTTTGGCATAGCTGAAGACCCTGAGATTGTCGCGCTTGGTGCTGAGCTTCTTACCTTGGAAGATGATTACGCCGATATCAAATCAGCGTATGATGCTCAGTATGATGATTACCTTACACTTCAAGCGCAGCTTGCAGTAGAGGGACTTAATCTGGACACAGCAAATGATGTGATGGCTGCTTTAGTATCTGCCTCTGGTCGGATTACTGCACTAGGCATGAATCTTGATTCTGTTGGAAGCAAAATCTCGTTGGTGAAAGACAAGATTGAGGAGAAGCAGACTGAAGAAGGTGTGCCTTGGTATGTGACTCTCGGAGGAATCCTGCTTGCTGCTGCTGCTCCAACGATGAACGGAATCCCGATTATCGGCCCATTGATGGCGAGGTTTGCTCGTCCACTTGAGGCAGCTGGCTTGCGGAATGCTGCAGGTAGGGTAGCTGAACATCAGGCAGATAAGGTTGCTGGTGTGTCTGGCTATGCTGGACCAGGGGATACGGTCCCTGCTCGTCCTACTTGACATAAGACAGCTGTCTGTTTACGCTGTGAGCGCTGGTGGTCGAAAGGCTGTCAGCGCTCCAGCTTTTTCTGGTTGATTTGAAGGCGAAGACTCCCCGTTACGGCGCGGTTGTTGAGGCTCCACTTCTGGTAGATGGATAAGAAATAACTTCTCTACCTACTCCTTCTGAGGAATCAACAAAATGGTTTTTACCAACAACGCCGCGCCCAACCGTTCGGGCCAAATCAACGCAACTGGTGATCCGGTTGCTCTGTTTCTTAAACTCTTTTCAGGAGAAGTCCTGACTCAGTTTGAGAAGAATACCGTGATGAAGGATCTTCACATGATCCGCACCATCTCTAACGGTAAGTCTGCACAGTTCCCTGTACTTGGTACTGCGGATGCTGTTTACCACACTCCAGGTGAATCTCTCTTGGAGGCAGATAACTCTTACCTGCAAACCATTCGTCACGGTGAACGGATCATCAGCATCGATAAGTTGCTGGTTTCTCCAGTCTTCATCGCAATGATTGATGAGGCACGTAATCATTACGATGTCCGCGCTCCTTACGCTGAGGAGATGGGCCGTGCGCTCGCGCAGAAGTTTGATAAAGCTGCTTTGCAGATTATGATTCTTGCTGCTCGTACTGCGGCTGATGACATCTTCACTGGTTCTCCTGGCGGTAGTGTAATCACCAACGCAAACTTTGGTGTGACTGTTGCTGCTACCATCGATTCCTTGTTCACTGCAAGTGAGACCTTGGATAACAAGAACGTAGGTGAGGAGCGCCATTGCGTGCTTCCTTCTGGTGCATACAACAAGCTGATTCAAAGTGGAAATAGCGCTTGTATCGCCATTGATCGTGATGTCAGTCCAGACAACGGCTCGGTTGCGAAAGGAACCGTGTTTGAAGTCGCTGGCTTCCGTTTGCACAAGAGCAACAACATCGCCAACCTGGGCAACCAGACTGGTGTTGTAGATAACCAAGAGACTAGCTCTTCTTCGGTTAACAGTTACGCAGGTAACTTTTCCACTACTGTTGCTGCTTGCTTCCACAAGTCTGCAATGGGTACGGTTAAGTTGCTCGATCTTGCAATGGAATCGGAATACCAGATTGAGCGCCAAGGCACTCTGATGGTTTCCAAGTTCGCTCTCGGCCACGGTATCCTCCGTCCGGAAGCTGCAATCGAAATCAAGACTGCCTAATCTCTTTGGTTCTCTGCTGAGTACCATTACCGGGGGGCTGGGGGTGTCACCTTCTTCCAGCTCTCCACCTTTACCAAAATGCCAAACGCCTTCCTGACTGAACTAGATGCTGTAAACGACATGCTTTCAGCGATTGGTGAGCAACCTGTCAACTCATTGACCGGGACTCTTCCAGCAGATGCGCTGATGGCTAAGACGCTTCTTAATAGAACTAGCCTACGCACACAAAGCCAAGGCTGGTTTTTTAACACTGAGCAAAACGTTGAGCTTACTGCAGATTCTTCTGGGATTATTGCTCTACCTCCAGAGATAATCCGAATAGACGCGCTACTTGGCGACCACTCCGGTTCTGACTTTATTATTAAAGACCGGAAGATTTACGATCTCCTGAAGCGTAGTTTCGATCTCGGAGCTAACAAGACTTTGACGTTGACCGTCATCTACTTTTACGAGTTCAGTAACTTGCCTGTAGAGGCACAAGGTTACATCATTGCTCGTGCATCGCGCTTGTACCAAACTCATGCCATAGGCTCACCACGGCTTGATGGGTTACTTCTCCGTGATGAAGGGATGGCGAAAGCTGAGCTGGAGACTTACGAGACTGAGCAAGGAGATTACAACACGCTGCGCAGTCCAGGTGCATCCCGCGTCCTTGCCTACCGGATTTCTCCGCTTAACCGGATGCACTTTTAATGACGCTTGTAACGCATGACGTTCCGAATCTAATCGGAGGTGTTTCACAGCAGCCGCCAGCTACTCGTTTCGCTACGCAGTTGGAGAAGATGGATAATGCGTACCCATCTCCGATTGATGGGATGGTTAAACGGATGCCTTCTAAGCATCTGGCTAAAGTAATCAGTGGAGCAGCTGGAGATCAATACGTCCATATTGTTCACCGGGACGAGACAGAGCAATACGTTGCACTTTTTAACGCTACCGGAATCCAGGTTTTCGACATTGCAGGGAACAGTGTGCAGGTCCACAAGCCGGGAGGCGGTGCGCCTGTCGTCACTTATTTAGGTGGAGGCTCTGCTACACCAAGCGCAGATTTTCGTGCGCTAACTATTGCAGACTTCACGTTTCTTCTTAACACGAAACAGAAGGTCGAACTTGATGCAGCACTCAGCCCAAACTTCAATGACCTCCACGCCACCAATGACTATGGCTTTATTTTCGTGCGTCAAGCGGCTTACGAAACTCGTTACAAAGTAATCATTCGATTGAATCATGGTGGAGGATTCCCTAGCGGAGAGTATTTCGTCGAGTACACCACGGCTGGTACAGGCAGAGAGGATGGAGTAAAGATTGCTACGCAGTTGGCTTCGTTGATGAATGGAGCAAACTGGTCGCGGACAGGTGGTGGCTCTGGGCTTAGTTTGGTTGGTTACATGAGTGCGTCTACTCGTGGATCTGTTGTCCGCGTTGCTTACAACTTATCGCGAGGAGGTGTGTTTGATTATCTCCAATCAGAGGATGGAAGGAGCAACACTGCGCTGGTGGCATTCTTTAAGAACGTCTCTCGATACACCGACCTTCCTTTGACTTGCTATCAGGGTGACTTGTTTGAAGTAAAGGGAGATGCCGATGTGGATGTTGATAACTACTGGATTAAGTTTATCCCAAATGATGCTAGTCGTCCTTTTGGAGAAGGACACTGGGAGCAAACTGTAGAAGTAAACGCACAGTTCAAGCTCGATGCGTCCACCATGCCACACCAACTGGTTCGGATGCAAGATGATGGTGTCGGCACAATCACCGGGATACCTAATGCCATTTATTTTGAATGGGGAGAAGTGGCTTGGGTGGATAAAGAGGCAGGTGATTCAATCACTAATCCTCAACCAAGCTTTGTCTCAACTGCAACAGAAGATCGGTTCATTACCAACCTGTTTCTGCACAAGAATCGATTAGGTTTCTTGAGCGGGGAGAACATCATCTTTAGTGGGGCAGGTAACTTTTTCAACTTTTGGAGAACTACGGTGCTGAATCTTCTCGATGGGGATCCTATTGACATCGGTGCGTCACACACGAAAGTTGCTGTCCAAAAATCTGCTCACCCATTTAACGAGCGGCTTATCACTTTCTCTGGTAGGACACAGTTTGTTGCAGACGGCTCACCAATCTTGACTCCCACAACTGCACAAATCACTCCGGTAACGGAGTACGAAAGCAACACTGTGGCGCTACCAGTATCAACTGGGCGTGGAATCTATTTCGCTTACAAGGAAGGGGACTTTAGCGGACTGCGCGAGTTGTACCAGTTGGGAGATTCAGCGTTGTTTGACGCTTCGGATGCCTCTTCCCATGTCCCGCACTACATCCCCGGAAACATCACCCAGATTGCAGCCAGCTCGCTAGTCGATGTTGTTATCTGTCTGACTGATGATGCCGCTTCACGTAATGCACTTTACGTTTACAAATACTTTTGGAGAGGCCAGGAGAAAGTCCAGTCTGCTTGGGGTCGTTGGCTGTTTAGTGAGGATGCCCAGATTATCCAGATCAGTTTCATTGAGGATGAGTTGGTTGTCGTTGTGCAACGCAATGAGGGTCTGTTCCTAGAGAAGATTCAGATTGGAGACGGGTTGATTGATCCTGGTTCTACTTATCTGACGCATCTCGACCGCCGTGTTTCTGAGAATGACTGCGTGACCACTTACGACGGTGCGCTTGATATCTCAACCATCACACTTCCCTACGATACTGCAGCAGCAGAAGTCTACCAAGTAGTTGATCGTGCAGTAGCCGCCCCGATGTCTTACACCATCCTGGAGGTTGGTTCCAACTACCTCAAAGTTAGCGGAGATTTCACTAATGGGAAAATCCCATATTTTGCAGGTGTCCAGTACACCATGACAGCTGAGCTAAGTAAGCCATTACTCCGCACATCTAAAGGTGGTCGCTCGTCTTCTCCAGTTTCCGCTGGAAGGCAGCAAGTGAAATACGGTATCCTGCAATACTCTGACTCGCGCTCATTTGTTGTCCGTGTTCAACCGGACTTCCGTGATGCGTTAGATTCAGTGTTCACTCCGGAGAATGTCGGCATGGCAACAGTGGATAGCTTCCTTGTCCCAGACGGCTTCTTTCGGTTCCCGGTCTTTGCGCGTGCGCGTGAGGCCACCATCACCATCATTAACGACACCCCTTGGCCGTGCAAACTGAGCAGCCTGGAATACGAGACGAACTACGTCAATCGCGCACAGCGTTGGCAGGGTTAACTCTGCGTGTTGCCTGTCTTGAGGACAGTGACATCATCGGAGAAAACCTACGTGATAGCGATACAGATGAATGTCTGTCATCGTGTGGGATCTCTGGTACTCGCGCTGTTAAAGCATCCTTCCTTCGCAGCCATGAGGCATGGGTTTATCTTTTGGAGGGAGAACCTATTGCTATGTTTGGTTGGTCTACTCGACCTACGGAGCATGACATGCGTATTGGTTGGTTGCTCGCTTCTAAGAAATCAGAGAAAGTGTCGGCATCAGTTTGGGCAGCTGCATCAAAGGAGGGTTTAGCTCTTCTTCTATCCGGCTGTGTTGGTCGCGTGCAGTTAGTCAACTGCGTAAAAGTGGACAACATAAAAACGATTCGCTGGCTTGGTTGGCTCGGCGCACGCTTCTTTCCTCCGATACCTTTCGGAGTCAAGGGGGACTTCTTTCAGCAGTTTGTAATCACGAAGGAGACAGGAAATGTGTGAACCTACTACTTGGTTTCTAATCGCGTCTACACTTGTATCTGGTGCAGGTGTTGCGCAGCAATCTTCTAACGCTCGCGCACAAAGTAAGTACCAGAACCAGATTCACGAGGCAAACAAACAGAATGCAGATGAAAATGCTAAGCGAGCTTATGCCCAAATCGGTGCGCGAGTTCTGCAAGAGCGCGAGTCTGCTGCTGCTGCTTTGTTAGATGTATCTACTCGTGCAGAGCAGGCACGCTCTACCGCTTTAGTCACCGCTGGAGAAACTGGAACTACTGGAATAAGTGTGAACTTGCTTCTCGCTGACTTCACTGCAAATGAGGTACGCCATGCAGATGTGACCAGACGGAATCTTGAGAACACTGAGGCACAGTTAGAACTGCAGGGAGAAGCTATCCGGGCAGGACAGCAAGCGCAGGTGTTACAAACTCTGCCGCAACCAGTTGCAACTCCAAACTTCTTTGGTGCTGCAGCTCGCATTGCAACACAGTCTTTAGGCAGCTACCTCAACCTGAGTGAAGCACTACCTGAAGGTGGGAGAGCATTTACATAATGGCTGCACGTAGACGAGTACAAGATCCAAATGCAGGGATAGCGCAGATTACTCCGCAAGCTGCTCCTGTTGATCTATCAGTGATCCCGCGTGGTCGTGCGCCGCGCTTGGACACTATGTTCATTGAGCTGGCTGAGCTTTCTCCACGCATTTCGGATATCGTCAGCACGCTAAACGAAGAAGAACGTGCGCGTGAGAAGAAAGCAGGTGTTGCTGCAGCAAACGATCCAGCTGTGCAAAGAGCTTTCCAAGAGAAAGGCTTTGGTGAGTTAGTACGTTCCGGCGCAATCCGCGAAGCGTCTAATCCGTTCTTTCAGATTGGTTTCTTAGAATCAAGTGCGCGTCAAGTAGTCTCGCAGTATCAGACGAATGTTCGTTCCAAGCTAACGGAAGCTGCTCGTGTTGAGGAGGCTGACGGCACTATCCGCACTCCGGAAAATCTAGATGCTATCCTTCAGCAAGAGTGGGCGTTGTTGGCAAAGCAAAATGGAACTACTCTAGGAAACTTCTACGGGAATCAACAAGCACAGATTCTACGTGGACAGGTAGACATCGATTCTCGCGGCGTGTACGCAGAGGCAGTTGCAACTAATACTGAGCTTGCACATCGTCGTGCAAAAGACCGCGACTTAACTAATCAGATGCTCGGTGTTTCTGAGGCGGAAGACACAGACCAAGCGCTGACTAATCTTTCTAGCTTCATCACGAATAAAATCTGGCAGCAGTTTGAAGACCCTGTTGGAAAGGTTGCTGATGTCGTGGTGGCTACTTCCGAAATCATTGCCTCTAACAAAGGAGCAACAGCTGCTCTTGCTTTCTTGGATGATGCAGATGGGTTGATGCTTGGCACTACTCCTTTATCTAAATCTCGTTCAGAGATTCGGGAGAAGCTGGTAACGCAGCGTGAGTCGATGGAGCGCCAAGAGAAAATGGAGCAGCAGGAAGAGGATACTCGCCGCCCTGTTGCACAACGAAATGCAGTAGATGACCAGCGTGTAGATTACGTTCCTCGTTTGTTTGAGGCGCGTAACCAAGGCTTTGCTGCTCTGCGTGAAACCTACAATCAAGTTACTACTGAAATCCTTAGCGAACGTGTAATCACAGAGGAAGGATTCGATGTTACTGCTGATGTTCTGGAAGACTTAACCCGCGTCTACAGTGGCATGACTTCGCCTGATCCAATCGAAGAATCAGATGCCATTGCGCAGGTACGTAGAGCAATGCGTGATCCGGCTATCGATGCGAAAGCGCTTATCCGTACACTGGAAGGTTCTTCGTTTAACAGCACTACTGCACTTGAGCTAGAAAAAGAAGTAGAGGCAGCGGAGAATATCCAGCGCTTCACTTTTGGAAATCAGAACTACACTGAGTTCCGTAGTACAGAGCTGCGTAAAGGTATCGAAGTGTCATCGTATTCTCCAGCTGGAAGGAAGGAGCTGTCAGAAGAGATGTCGCGCATCACTTTGGATTTTGACTTATCCTTTGAAGCTGAACTAACTACCGTGATTGATGAGCTTGGCCCAGGTGATTCGGCTGCAATCAATCGTCGTATGAATGCGTGGGTTCGCTCTGATGAAGGTGGCCGTTCTTTCCTCCGCGAGCGTCAAGAGCTTCAACGCAAGCTGTCTGAAGCAGCACAACAATCTCAGGATAAGATTGCGTCTGGTATTGCCAGTGGTCAGGACATGACGCAGACAATCAATGATGATTTCCGCGCTGGAAAGATTACTGCAGTACAGAAGCATTCTATGCTTGGGAAGCAGAGCGCTGTGCTTAATGAAGTAGGTGGTGCAGAGCGTTTTGTTGCTGACTTGTCTAGGGAACTTGACCAGATGACGTTGGCGCTTCGTGAATCTGATCCTGTCTCTGATCGTTTAATCCTTGATCCAGCAAAAGCACAAATAACTGAAGATGCAAAGACTGCCTTACGGGAAGAAGCGCAAGCCGCTTTCACTGAACTACGGACTGGAAAAAGTCCGCTTGAGTTTGCACGTCTTTGGGATGCGAAGAAGCAGGAACTACGTACAAAGTTTCGTGGAAAGATTGAGTCGGAAGACCAGCAACTTGCCCGTCGTTTCTCTGAGCAAGCTGGAGATGTAAAGCCAGATGATTTAGAAGAGAACACTAACCGCCATATTCAGTTGCGTAAAGCCGCTGATACTGTGATTGCGTTTGATGACTGGGAAAACATTGGCCCAGCTAGTCCGCCAATCCTCCGCTCGGAAACTGTTGGTGGATTAGATCCGATGTATAACCAGTTGGCTAATCATTACGCAGTTGCTCACCGCATTGATAATGGAACAAGTGGTGTTCCTGATTTTGTGGAGAGCTACTTACAGAGTGCAGTTAACTCTGCAACAGAGGACATGAAGCCAGAGCAGCGCAACGCCTGGATAAGTAATGTCCTGGCTAACGGTGCTTTCACTATGGGTGACATCACGAGTGGAGAGCTGAAGCTGCAGACTTTTCCAGTTGGCAGCGACGATTTAGAAGTAGCACTTTCTGATTTAGCGCTAGATCCTTACTTCACGCCTATGGCTAAAGATCCCTTCCGTTTGCAGTCCCGTTTGAACCGGGATTACGCTGTAGATGTGGAAGGTGTGGGCAAGCTAGATAAAGCTGAGATGGAATCCTACTTCAAAGCTATTGGAATCCCTTGGGATAGCTCGGCGTATCCTGTACCCTTGGATGACCCAGAAGTAGAGGTGTTCTTCAACTACCAAATGTCTGCCTTTGACCGCATGGGAATCAAGAGACCGAAATAATCATGGCCTTCCGTCCAGTCCGTAGTCGAGGAGAAATCCTTAAAGAACAGCGCCAAGTTGGCCAGTTTGATCCTAACTCTTTTCGTCCTGTTAAGCAGGAAGAAGAGGAGGACTCTGGTTTCTTTAGTGCAGCACGAGATTTTGCTTTTGGAAAAGACTCTACGTTCGGTGATGCCTTTGGTGATTTTCTTATGGCTCCTCTTCGGGGAGCGGAAGGATTCGTAAAGAGCGTTTACGGTTTGGGCGATACTCTCCTTGGGGATATCCTGCCTGACTATGACGACCGTTTACTGGGCCAAAGTAAAACTGGTCTAGGTGGATTCGTTGAAGGCACGAGTGAGTTCCTTTTGGGATTCATTCCGATAGTCGGCTGGGTTGGTCGTGGCGCGAAGCTGAAGCAGCTCGGACAGTTTGGCTTAAAGGCCACCAAGACTGGACAAGACTTCGGACGTGTTGGGCGTGCTGGGCAGGCTATCGGATTGGTTGATGATGCCGGACGCATACGCGGCACTCGCCATGCAGTAGATGCTTTGGACAAAACAGGAAGGAAGCTAGGCTTTGCTGATGGTGCAGGTGGATTCAAGCCACTTAAAGGACTGTCTGATGAAGCTATTGGCGCAGCTGAAGGTAGAGGATTCTTTGGGTTCTCTCCTCTGAAACGCTCCACTCACTTATCACTTCGTCGTGCTGCTGTTGCTGGAGCAATCACAGACTTCGCTGCATTCGATGGACATGAAGAGCGTCTGTCAAATCTTGCACAACAGTTTGGCATTGAAACTGAAATCACTGATTTCCTTGCTGCAAAAGAGGATGACCCGGAACTACTTGGCCGCTTAAAGAATGCGATTGAGGGTGTGTTCCTTGGTGTTGCGCTTGACGTAGGAATGTCAGCCATCAAAGGTGGCTACCATGCGCTTAGCAAGACCGTTGACCAAGTAGCGCAAGGTGTCGTCGCCGTGAAGCGAGGACGCGAAGCTAAAGACCTTGGCGCATCTGCTCAGGAAGTGGATACCATTGTTAACGAGACTGCATCAGCAGGCATTCGTAATAGCAATGCAGACTTCTCTGCTTCAGGGAATGATGCCCGACAGTTTGTTGGTGAACGCGAGCGCAACCTGTTTTCCGGAGAAGACGGAAAAGATCTTACAGAGCTGCGTAAGTTTCTTGATTTAGGTGCAGCACAAGACGACTCGCCCGAATGGTTCAACGCAGCCAGCCGCGCAATCGGTGATGTCACCAAGGGCAATGTGGATGATGCTGAGCGCTTGGCACATGCTATCGCTTTGCTCGATGGTAACTTTGATGCAGGTGTGCGTGCTTACTCAAAAGCGAAGTCCGGCGCGTCTCGTGAAGCGTTTGTCAGCCCCCCTCCCGGTCATGCTGACAACTTCGGCACTCCTGAGAAAATGGAGGAGCTGGCTAAAGGACTGTTCGATAACGCACCATTCTCCGGTAACAACAAAGCGCTGTACGATGGCCTTGTTGGTGGTGTAGATCCAGGACGTGTGAGGGGCGCTCCTGTGGAGCCTCTGTTGGCTCGCGCTATGGGAATGGAATCTGATGCGCTTGGCGTAGGTGGCGCACGCGAGGCACTGCAGGAGACCGTAG